CATTACTTCTTTGTATACACCTTGCCGTCTGGAGCAACATAAACAGTACCTACAGGGAGGGCGTCACGCTCTTCCTTGGTCGTAACCTTGACTGGAGCATTACCGGCCGCCTGGGCTGGTGCTGCTGTTGGCGGGGCAAAGGTTGCAGGGAAAGGCGCAGGGGCAGCCGGCGCAGACCCTCCGCTTACGGCGGACGCCAGGGCTGACGGGGCGGTAAAGCCCTCAAAGGTAATCTTGCCGTCTGGAGACGTAAATAGCTTAAGGAAACCAGAGGATTTCTGTCCCTTTACGGTCTTACCGGTAAGCCCGTGATCTGCTTCGGACTGCTTCATAGCAGAACCTACGTCCTTGCCTTGTAAGACGTATTCCAGCGCGCGGTCAGTCAGCGACTTCTTCTGGGCTGGATCTACCTGCTCCCAGGTGTTCTTTCCAGTGCTTTCAGAGAAGTCCTTACTGTACACGCCTTCAATGGCTTCGCGCAGGTTCATTGTTGCCTGCTCTTTCCTTAATCGTCCTGGCACATCAACGGCAGCAGACTTGGCAACTGCGGCTTCAGCTATGATTGCATCATTTTCAAATTGTCCATTGATGCGGTTGATGCGGGCGTCAGTCTCGCGGGTCTTGTCGCCGGCACCCTGCGTGATGGCACCTTGTTTCGCACCTTCAGTTCCTACCTTGGCGTTTGTTAGGTCTTCTACGGAAACGCCTTTCTTGCGCAGTAAATCAATTTGAGCGTCTGTAAGCTTTAACGCATTCTCGGCTTTCGACTCCGCCGTGGTTGTCGCTGCCCCTGCTTGTGCCTCGCGCAGGTCAACCATTGCGTCGCCGGTCTTCGTGATAGCTCCTGCACGGGCCGTATCGACCAAGTTCCTCGAAGCGGTTTGTGCGGTATCGTTGACGCCCTGCGTGTTGTAAAGATTGCCCTGTGCCGTAAGGCCGCCAATCTTGTAACCATCCTTGGTAAGGTAAACCATGTTGCCGCCGACGTTCTCGACGCCGCCGGCGAGAAGGGCTGCTAGGTCGGTGTTAAAAGAACCATCCGGCAGGGTAAGGAGCTTCTGCTGGGTCTGGCCTTCAACGGCCGGCTTAATGGCAGTTCCTTGGTCGGTCTGTGCAAGGCCGGTGACAAGGTCGCCACGTTCAAGGGCTTGACCGCCACGGTAAAGGTTACGCCCCTTAAAGATGTCAGTTACGCTGTTGGTCCGGGTAGCGCGAAGAGCGGCAATCTCCATGGGAGAATAACCTGCCAATGCCAATGCGGCTTCATTGAAAGCGGAGTTCTGGTCTTCGACGCCTGCAGCACGTGCCGCGTTGTAACGTGCATCTGCGTCGAAGCTCTTGGTGCGAGCTTGCATGGCAGCTCCCTCGGCTTGGGCCTTTGGGTCAAAGATTGACGCAAGACTGTCCATGCCTGCTTTCCAGGCTGGATCATTTGCTGTAGAGTATTTTGACATTTATTTTCCTAGTTTAAAGCTGGGGAGCATAGCCGGTTGTTGGCGTCCGCTTAAAAGCGGATTGGCTAGGTTTCCAATTGTGAATGCATTAGGGTTAATTCCGTTAAAGAATGGAAGTGGTTTTGACGCTATGGCCGGAATGATACTGGGAGAATTAGCCGCTTGAGCAAAGACCTGTGGAGCTGCGGCAGCCGCGTCCTTCGCACCCCACCAGCCTGCGCCTGCACCCATGCCGGCAATGCCGCCTGCCGTGGAAAGCAACTGGCCAAGAGTCTTCAAGCTGTCGCCCTTGTGGGACGCCTCGTCCATCTCTAGACCAAGCACACCGGACGAACCTTGCATAAAGTTACCGAGTTGACGCTGCTGCTCCATCGCGCGGGCGTTGGCCAGGGCGTTGCCGAGTTGCAGGTCGCCGAAGCCCTGTAAGGCTGCCTTGGCGTTACCCTGCTGTCCGGCATAGCCTAGGGCGTTCTGACTAGCGCGAGCGTTTTCTGATGCGATGATGGCATTGGCCGATTGATCGCCGGCTAGGTTCGCACCCTCGGTTGCGGTCGGTGCCTGTGCGGCAGCGTTGGCAGCCGCGTAGTCTGCGTTGCGAGAAGCCTCTGCGTCCGCCTGTCCCTTGTCCTGGCTGGCCTTGGACATGCGTTTCTCGCTGCCAGCCTGCACGGCAGAAGACTCGTCCTGGTAGCCCTTCTGGCGGATACGCTCGGCCGACTGCGCGCCTTGCATTGCCTTCTTGGCCTGGTTGGCTGCGGCAGCCTGTGCCGTCGTTCCGGCTACCGTTAAGGCGATGGATGCTGTTACTGGGTCGCACATAAAGTTATCGGCTTCCTACGGTTCGGTTGCCGGTGGTGCTTGGCTTGCCGAAGCCGAAGTAATCCTTGTAAGCACCTGTGCCTGGACCGCCGGTGTAAGCTCCGGCATTGTTGGCTGCCGCTAGGACGCCGGTGGTGTTCTGGAACAGGTTGGCAAGCGGGCTAAAGCCCGTCTGCATAGAAAGCGAGTTAGCCTGGCGCATGGCATTGGAAGCAGCCATCTGCGGGTCGCTCGTAGCCTGCAACTGGCTAACGAGGTTGTAACGGCTGTCCTCTATAGACTGGCGAGCCTTCTGGGCTTCGCCGGTAGCCGCGTCGGCAATCTGCTGGCGAGCCATAGCGTTATCACGCTGAAGCATGCCGCCCTGCCGGGCAGACTCGCTAGACTGGCCAAGGCCGCTGCGGGCAAGAGAGTAAGCGAGTTGATCGCCAGTCTGGCGATACTGGTCGCTTAACTGCGGCATCGCAAAGTTAGTGTAAGCCTGCTTGCGTCCCTTGTAGAAGTTATCGTCAAACTTGGAAAACTCCGTGTCAATCCGAGCCGTGCCTTCCTTGAGCCGGCCTTGACGTGCTTCCTCGTCTGCTCGCGCTTGAGCAGCACCACCGTCGCCTCCGCCACCACCGAAGCACATTAGCGTACGACCCTCCCGATCATGGACTTGGAAAGAGCATTGGCGATTGGCGATGCGGCGTTAACAGGACTGTTGTTAAGATTTCCCATATATTTCATATCAAGACCCCACGGGCCTTTCTGGGCGACGGGTTGGCTTGGGCTAGAAGCAGGTTGCAATGCAGCACCGCCGCTTGACGCGGCCGGAGGCGCGGGTTGTTGCAAGTTACGCATAAAGGATTTTGCTGCAGACGGGGCGCACATTTCAGTTAGATTGTGTTCCGCTGGTTGGCTTTGTCCAGCAATACACGTAGAACGTCTCGCCGGTCTTGCCGTATCCAGGGCTTTCCGACTCCTTGTAGGCACCAAACGACTCAAGCCACTTGTGGGCAATCTTGTGCGTGGACAGGCTCCGGCATTCTAGGCGATGCCAGTTGGCCTGCTCTAGGGCTGGGAAGAAAACACGCCAGCCGAACTTGGTGGCGGACATGGCTATCTCGTCAAAGCGATCAGTAGCAAACATCCACACGGACCACACGCCAGGCCACATCGGTACAGCCCCACCGCAAACGATAGGCTCTCCGTCGTCGTGGTGAAGGACAAAGCCAAAGTCACCGACGCGGAGGATGTGGTTCGCGAATGAAGAACGGTCGTTGTTCCATTGGGTAGCAAACACCTCGTCCTGGTCCTTGGAACGCATACGCTCCACGACGTAGTGAACGCCGTCCGGGTATAGTTCAGTTGCTTTCATTTGCCTCAAAGTGGGCAATGATGTTAGCAATGCGGGCGTAGCCGGCGGAGTTATTGACTAGCCGGATGCCCACGTGAGTGCCAGTACCAGTTGCCATGATGCGGCCGAGGCTGAACGTCGGCTGGGTGATGGTGCCGCAGTTGTCGCGGGCATTAGGGGCGATAGGGTCCATGCCGATGTGAACCTGCCAAGCCCCCTGCACGGTCATGTCTAGGCCGTTGAGTGCCTTCTGGTGTGCAGGCTTGCCGCCGTCCAAGTAAGGCAGGATTACCTCTACTTCGCTGGAGTCATACTCCGAACCGCTTACCCCTCCGTACAAGTAGACAACGTCCCCACCGCGCGCGTACACGCGGTTGTTCTTGGTCGTGAACTTCGTAACTGTGAAGCCTGGTTCGTAGATGGACCATGCAGCCACGGAGCTGTTCGGGAAGTACGAGTAAACGTAGACCCTAGATCCGATGGCAATCCAGTAGCGGCCGTCAATCGGTTCGATGATTGAGCAGCAAGCCCGCTTCTGGTCTTCCGTGAGAGGCTCTAGGTCGGCCAGGACAAGGTTGTCGATGGGCGTACCGACGTCGTTAACCACGGCGGAGTTAGATGAGTCTCGCGCGCGGAGCGAGCGAACGCCGGAGTCTGACAGGTAGAACACGTCGATGTCTCCTACCGACACGACGCTGTTGGCTGACATCGTTCCGGTATTGGAAAGAACCTGCCCTTGGCGGTTGTTTGCAGGGTCTGGGTCAATCGACCAAATCTGAACCGACCGGCGCGAAAAGGCAGCGAGGTTACTCTGGTACAGAGCTAGGGCCGTAAGAACCTCATTACCTCCGCTGTTGTTGGACATGTTAATAAAACCAGCACCGGTAGCACCTTCACCCCACTTGGTCGGCTGGTTAACGCCAGAGAAGAAAAGACTAGAACCACTAGTCAAGTGAGCCTTTGTCTTGTATGTAAGGGCGCACACAGGGGTTGTGCCAGAGACTCGCGTTGCGCCTATATATATAGAGTTTAAAGGATCTAGGTCTGGAGCAAACTTGAAGGCAATCTTAACGCCGTTTGCGTACGTTCCTCCAAGCGTAATCTTGGAAATCTGCGATACAGCAGTTATACCATTAACGCCTCCGCTAAATGGAAGAAAAACGCCACCAGTTACATCCCCTCCGGAATTTCCATATAAAACCTGGCCAACCGGGCCATTATCAATCGATGTAAAAGCTATGACCCTTCCATTCGCACTAACTCCAGACCCAGGCATAGCCGTTAAGGTAACGGCCGAATTAACTAGGGAAGCCGTGTATTCAGTTGAAGACGTGTAACTATTGATGCGATCACAGATGCGTTGCGACGTTTCTGTATTTGACACAAGCCACTTTTGTGGTGACCCCATAACCTCTACGCCATCGACTGTAATGGAAGTTACTGCGTGTGTTCTTCCAAAATAAGGCGCCGTCGCTCCTAAAAGCCCAACTCGACCAATGTATCTGCCGGCATTGTACGGGCTTGCTACAATCGTCGCAACGTCTACAAGTTCAGAGATGAATGGAGACAGCGTAGGGTCAGAGTCAAACTCTAGGAAAAAACCTTGCCCATTATATTGTGCCGGGTTGTCATAATAAAGGTGATTTACCCCATGGGTAAAATCACGTCTAGACGTACTGTATCTAATAGTTCCAGCAGGCGTACCCGCAGAAGTGGTAGCTTCGTAGGCTCCATGACAAATATTGTAACTATAATTGGTTACTGGTTCTGTATAAGTCCAACCAGGGTTAAGGAAGTTTGCTATATTAAAAGCCAGGCGTTGAGCGGGAGTCCGTGGATCTCCAGGGTACGATCCATAAGACGCATCAAACCCCCCAGGAATAGTGTCAGCAGCCAGCAAAGTACCGTAGTACATGTTGGTAATCTTGGGAGTTAACCCAATGTTAACTAAAGTTTTAGTACCATATGCTGGTATGCTATTATTTCCTCCACTAATAATTAAACTACTCGTTGCTTTAATTTCCGGTACCGCTTTGACAGCACTTGTTACCTTGGTGATAGATGCAATAGACATCGGAGCGTCCGA